TATGCATAGTGGACATTTTCAAGTATATATGGACCTTGTTCGTAAGTTTGGTTCCGATAACGTATTTATCGCTACTACAGTTAGTAAAACTGCAACACCCGACAAAGACCCGTTTACATTTGATGAAAAGAAAATGATTGCAAACAAAATGTTTAATGTACCAGCTGATAAAGTTATAAACACACAGCCTTACAAACCAGATGTAAGTTTAACAGGAAAAGATCCTGCTAATACTGCAATTGTACTTGTGTTTAGTGAAAAAGATGCTGGACGTTTAAAAACTGGCGGATATCTCAGAATGTACAAAGACGGTGAAACACTAACAACAGGAGATGAAGCAGGATACATCTACACTGTTCCTGTTAAAGATGATGGACGCAGTGCAACTACATTCCGTAATGCTATGCGTATGGATTTGGAAGCGGCAGAAAAGCAACGTGTGTTTAAAGATTTCTTTGGTGCATTCAATCCAGAAGTATTTGAATTTGTATTGGATAAGTTAAATGGCGATCAGTGATAACAGAGCTAGATTGGAAACAGGCAGACCTGATCTATACTGTCAAGGACCTGCAGTATCATTAACAACTAATAGAGGAATATTATTTCCTAATCAGCCTGATATTTCATACCAACAAAGTGTAAACTATAATACATACGACTTAGTTCATACAAATTATTCGTATCATAGTTATAGAAACACACCTAGTGCTCAAATTCAAGTTACTGCACAGTTTGCACAAACTACCCGAGAAGAACTAGCATATGTGTTAGGAGTGATACATTTTTTACGTAGTGTTACTAAAATGTACTATGGTACTAAAGATATAAAAACCAATCCTACTCCACTAGTTGGGGAAACATTGCCGGGTGCTGGCACTCCCCCACCTGTGTTAAGATTCAGTGCATTTGGTAGTCAGCAATTTAATAGAATTCCTGTAGTAGTAGGAAACTTTGCAACAACCTATGACAGTAGTGTTGATTTAGTAGAAATAAATGGTCAAAGCGTTCCGGTAGTACAGACTATTTCTATAGATTTAATGCAGCAACAAAATCCTGACAGGCAAAAAAGAGTGTTTAGTAAACATGGATTTTTAAATGGTAGCTTGTATGGTGAAGGATTTATCTAATGAAAATAAATTATAAAGATAACAGTAACTATTCTAAAACTAGTTTAAATCGTAAATATTTAGAAATATATAATCCTAAATTAACAGTCGACTCATTGAGTCCTGAAACGAGAACTATGAAAGTTGAACCAAAGTATGACAGACGTCCGGATCTGTTAGCATATGATTTGTTTGGTAATGCAAACTTATGGTGGGTTATTGCACATTATAATAGAGAAGAACTTAAAGATCCGTTAAACGATTTTGTAGCAGGATTAGAAATCGTTGTTCCTGTATCGTTCCGTAATACCGGGAGTCGTTAATGGCCGAAGACATACTTGACTATATTATCAGAAAAGAAGGATTTAGATCCGAGCCGTATTGGGATAATTCTCAATGGAGTATTGGATATGGCTCTTATGCAGGTAGTACAGACCGTAACAATAAACCTAATATGCAAGTCACACGAGATCAAGCATACGATTTGTTTAAACAACAACTTCCTATATACCGAGAAAGAGTAGACAAGTACGACAGTAGATATAACTGGACTCCAAATGAACGTGATGCACTTACTAGTTTTGCATATAACATAGGTAGCATTGACCAGCTGACAGCAAATGGTACTAGAACAAAAGCACAAATTGCTCAAAAAATGCTAGAGTATTATAAAGCTGGAGGAGACGAGGATGTCGAAAGAGGACTACGTAAAAGACGTAAAGAAGAACAAGCAATATTTTTAAATGGAGGTCTCGACACAGTTTCTGAAGAAGCTGAAACATCTGACTTAGACGCATTCGGCGGCGCAGGTGAAGACGTAACAGATGAAACAAAAGCAGGTAAAGAACCTGGCAGAAGTAGACGTCCGACAGGTACAAGTCATTACATATCTAATCCTCTTAATCAGTATGATACATTTTCATATCAATGGACTATATACATGGTACATCCGCTGAAAATGGAACAAGATCGCCTAGCAGAAATAGCCGACGGCGAAGATTCTATTATCATAAGTCAAACTGGTGTAGACGATGAAGTTAGTTTACAATCAGTTATACAAGATTTAGTATTAAGTTTTGCACAAGAAAATCGAAATGCAATGGCTAACACCTTTGCAGTTACATTTGTAGAGCCGGGAGGCTTTACATTGTTCAACAGAATTATCGAAGCTGCACAAAGACTAGGCATAGAAAACCATTTACTTGCTTGTTATATTATGAAATTAGAATTTAAAGGCTGGGCAGGAGATAGAGCTGTAATCGGTCCAGGACCATTTTATTATTCAACTACATGTACTGGAATAACTTTTGATTTTAAAGATGGCGCAAGTACGTATTATGGAAATTTTGTTGAAACAAAAACTGAAGCATTTAATAGATTAGAATTACATATACAAGAAGAACTTCATATTAATAATGTTACGACATTTGGAGACTTTTTAAAAGAACTTGAAATAAGACACAACGAACAATTAGAAGAACAATTAGCAAGAAATAAAGGACAAGTTGAACGTGATAGATATTTCTTTAAGACAAATGAAGAATGGGCTAATTGGAAGTTTGACCAAGTTAATACTGAAGCACTATCGCAAACTCGTGGTATCAGTGTAACAGGAGACGGTACTTTAAAATTTACTTTACCGCAAGGTACAGCACTAAATGCAGCGATTGCTACAGCGTTATTCCAAACTAGAGAATTTAAACAAGTATTAACTGACAAGGGACAGTTTATAAAAAATGATCCAGACGAAGGTGAAGCAGATCCAGTTAAACTTGCTGAACTAACAAAATGGGTTTCGTTCAATACTGATATAAAATATTTTATGTATGACGCTGTTGCAAAACAGTACAAAAAAGAAATTACATATAGTGCCGATTCGGTAATTGCGTCAACACTAATTCATGATCCAGTTAGTTTCAAACGACTTCATGTAAGTAAAGATCTTCAACAAGACAGGCTTGCTAACATATTTGAAAAAGGCTTACTTAAAAAGAGATTTGATTATCTGTTGACCGGACTAAACACAGAAGTTTTAGATTTAGATATAAAATTAGATACAGCATACTATGCTATTCAAGCACTTAATAGTGGTGCACTTCGAAATACATCCGACGTGTTCACTGGCAGTAGTTTCGAAGGACAACAAGAAACAAATGAAAAGAAAAATCAATCATCATTATTAGAAGGGCAAATATCAGCAGCTGAACTTCAACTTAAAAGAATTAATAAAGATATTGAATTACAAACTAATAATGCTGATCCTAGAGATTTTGAAGGACAAAGACAACGAAAACGTATAACTGAATTACGTAATCAACAAGATGAAATAAGTGCTAAACTTAGACAACTTAAAATAGATTTAAAAGAAGCAGAAGAAGCATATGCCGCTGCACTAAAACAACAACGTGAAGGATATTCTGGCCGTTCTACTAGAATTCCTCCTATAGAAAACAAATATATTACACAAAGTGAATTGTTCTCAGGAAGTGGAAACTATAATGTATCAAATGAAAGAGAAGATTTACCGCAAAGATTTGAATACGCTCCGGTCAATTCACTTGCTAACGGCGGACCTGAAAAGAAAAACGACGACATTGGATCTAGTATGTTAGGTGCAATGGAACTAAACTTAAATGCACTCGGCGATTTAATGAAACAGCAGATCTTCATAAGAGGAGATCCCTACTGGCTAGGTCAATCAAATGGTGCCGAGTACATGACCGGCGGTGTTTATTATTTTTTAAATTTAAACTTTCCAACATATCCTGACATGGATTCAGGATTAATGGGCAGTATAAGTAGTAGAGAAGCAACTGGTCAATTTACAATTACAGGATTGTATGTAGTACAACAAGTACAAGCAAGATATGACGGCGGCGAATTTACAATGCTTCTAAGGTCTTACAGAGATACGAATACAAACAATCAACTAACGTACGAAGAATTAATGAGAGGTTATGTGAGATAAAATGGCAAATGCAAATAAATTTACAGGATCTAATCGCAGTTCAGTTGGTATTCCAGACTTTTATGATAGAGAAAATAGTCAGGGTATGCGAAAACTTAACGGCGTTTTTATTGCCAAGGTTGTAGATTTTGCAGACGAGCGTTATCAACAACACATCTGGGTAGACTTAGTCGGATCTGAGATTATAAGCAAAAAAGATACAATTGAAGAAAGACATAAGTTTCACAAAGTTAGACAAATGAGTCCATTTGGAGGTACCATTCAAGGTGACTTAGGAAGTAATAACTACGGTGCTACTTGGACTCCACCTGCACCAGGTACAGAAGTGTTAGTTGCATTCACTGGAGCCGAACAAGAAGGATTTTTATTAGGTGTACTTCCGGATATTAATCGTAATGCTATGCAAGGAGGATATCCTGCGAGTCCAGATACATTAGAAGGTGATGTACAAAGTGCATATGATCATCATGTTTCGAAAAAGCATGACGGCACTAGAAGAAAGCACCCAGTGTCGCAAGGTATTGCAATACAAGGACTTGGGTTAGATGCATACAGAGGACATTCTAGTAGTGGTGCTAGACGTGAATCGCCGAGTAGACTAAGCGGGTTTAACAGTCCAGGCGGACATAGTTTAGTATTAGATGATGGCACCGAATCATATAAAAAAGGTACAAACTTTGTACCAGATAAGAACCGCAAAGACGGTGATAACAACTTAATCAGATTACGTAGTGGCCGTGGTGCACAAATACTTTTAAACGATAGTGCAGGTATTGTTTATATTATTAACCAAAACGGAACAGGCTGGGTTGAAATAGATCCAGATGGAAACATTGACGTATTCAGTGAAAGTAACATTAGTATGCATGCCAAAGAAAGTATAAACTTCTACGCAGGCGATGAATTTAATGTCGATGCTGAAACTATTAATATAAGAGCACGTGGAGATGGCGGTATAAAAATGGAATCAACTGTTGATCAAATACAGTTATTTGCACAAGATGATATGAAACTTTGTACAAAAAGTGTTATGCATTTACGTGCAGGACCACACATGAAAGCAACAGCAGACTTAATAGATTTAAATGGACCTCCTGCAACATGTGCTACACGACCTACAGTAGGATCATTAGCTGTTAACAGAGAAGTAAAAGAATCAATAACAAACCGTGTACCAGAACACGAACCTTGGGGAGGACACGCTGCACAGTCTGATAAAATTGCTGCACAAGCAAAAAGTGATCCTGTAGATCCAGACGAAAATGACTTTAGCTTAGGAAGTAGTTCTGGAGCAAAAGGCGGATACAGAGGTGGTAGCAATGTTAGACGAGACGCACAAAAAGAAGATGAAAAAGAACGTGCAAGCATTTACTCTGATCAATACATTGACCAACATATAGACAGAAACAGTATAGATATTCAAACTACACAAGGTCCACAAAACGGTAGAGGCGGCAGACGAGGCTCACGTTTAGGTCAAATTGCACAAGCACCAGGGCAACCAAATACTGTACCAGATGCAAACTTATATTATGATAGATCTCCTGGTGTAGATACGATAGCACAAGTAGGAGAAGCTCGTACATTTGAAGGAAATTCAAATCCACGAACTCGTCGAGCTTGGAAAAGCGATGTAATGATGGAAGCTAGAAATGACTTACGTAGGAATGTATAATGTTAACTACTATTGAAAATCAATATAAAACTATATGGACAGATTTTACAGTATTAGACGAAGCTAGTTTTAATACTGAACTTACTATTGAAACAATAGAAATTTCTGATCTGGGAAAACTTGCTGCACTAAACTTTGGCAAGTACGTTGGATATGACGGCTTTGGCTACGGCGAAGGCGCAGTTAGTCGTGGTATTACAGAACAAGAAGCATACAATGTATGGATTGATCAATTTGAAAAACAATTACAAGTCTATAGACGACAATTAAAATCATATGGCATAACAGAACTACCGCAGTGTGTTTATGACGGTCTTATGCTTTACTTTTGGGCAGTAAACAAAATTCATTTTGTGTACGCAAACGAAACAACTTACGATATGAGACAGTATATTATAGATAAAGACTGGGACACAGTTGCCAGTATGATGATGAGAAGCAAATATAACAAAGATCAATGCATTAAAGCTGCAACAATGTTACGACTAGCAGACTACGGAAAAAATAAACCTCGTAGTTGGTTTAGAACTCAAGGCATACATGCAATGCGAAGTAATAATGAAACTGCACTATATTCACAAGAAGAACTTAAAAGAGCAAGATTTGCATACTATGCTGAAACTAGACAGTTTTTACCATTTACTCCAGAAGGTAATAAAAGGCAGTTAGTAAAAGAATATGAAAATACATTACTAACTAACAAGTTTGTATATGATGGAACTACAACTACATTTACTATTCCAGCAGCTCCTAGTATGAGTCCAGTGGAAAAATTAGAAGTTTACATAAATGGCGATTTGATTCAAAATATATTTGATTATACAATTGTTGGTACACAAATTATTGTAACAAAATCACTAAAAGACCAAGATATTATCAACACCATTATAAGAATTTAATAAATTATATTAGCACATAATTTATGGATAAATATTATTATGGCAACATATATCGGATATAGTTCAATTGGACAATTAGCAGAAAGTAGAATCCTTACAGATAAGGATTTAGCAAAACGTGACTTAACAAACCACTTTTACACTCGTCGTGGTGAAAGAGTGATGAATCCAGGATTTGGATGTATAATTTGGGAAATGTTATTTGAACCAATGGATTCTTACACAGAAAGTGTAATCAAAGAAGATGTGGAAAGAATTATTAATAATGATCCACGTTGGAATTTAATTAGTACCTTTTTACAAAAACCAGATGATCACACTATTAATGTTCATGCAAAAATAGAATACGTTGATACAGGTACAGCAGAAGAACTATATCTAAATTTTGTAGGTGAGATAGCATAATGGCACAAGGCGCAAGACAAAGCAGTTTATTTGCTGCAGAAGACTTTAGTGTAATATACGAAAGTTTTGCACAAGCAAATTTTCAAGCATATGATTTTGATACCATTCGTAATACAATGGTGGAATACATAAACAATAATTATCCAGAAAACTTTAACGACTGGATTAGTTCAAGTGAATTTGTAAGTTTAATGGAACTTATGGCATTCCTTGGACATAACTTAGCATTTAGAAACGACTTAAATGCTCGTGAGACTTTTTTAAGTACTGCTGAGCGTAGAGAAAGCGCCTTACGTATTGCAGAATTTTTAGGATATACACCTACCAGAAATGTCGTTGCTAGCGGATATTTAAAAGTAAACAGTATTAAAACAACAGAAGAAGTTTACGATGTAAATGGTAACAGCCTTGCAAATAAGTTTGTACAATTTAGCGGTACAAACAATCCAGATACTTATCAAAATTTCTTAACTGTTATGAATTCAGTATTACAAAATAATAGTCAATTTGGGCAGCCGTTTGCTAAGTTCACTGACAGTAATAATATACGTAACGAAATTTATAGAACTAACAGTTCAAATAATGAAATTGTTTTTAATTTTACAGGGAAAGTAAACGGTGGCAGAGCAGCATTTGGTGCACACAGTGTTTATTATAATCAAACACTAGGGAAGTTAGAAGAAAAAGCACCTAATCCCTATGGTGTTATAGATTTGTTGTATCGTAACGACAATAGTAGTACAGACAGTGCAAACACCGGATTCTTTATGGGATTGAAACAAGGTACACTAGAGTTTAAAGATTTTAATATTGAAAACGGTTTACCAAACATGGTAATAGATGTTAATTCAGAAAACATTGCCAACGGTAACATTTGGGTACAAACAATCGACGAAGCAGGTCAAGTTCTTAAAACGTGGACACAAATTGACAGACTATATGGACTAAGTGCAGTTTATAATAGTTTACAAAATAATCAACGTGACATTTATACAGTATCTAGTAGAGAAAATGATCAAGTAAGTATTGTTTTTGCCGACGGTAACTTTGGTAATATTCCACGTGGAACAATTCGTGTTTGGTACAGAACAGGTCTTAACTTAACTTATAGATTATTGCCTAGTGACATTGGTAACACTACTATTGTATTTGATTATGTAGGACATGATGGTACAACGTATAGAGCTACACTAGATTGTAGTTTAAAAGAAACTATAAACAATGCAAGTGCAAGAGAAAGTATTGACAGTATCAAAGCAAATGCAAGTAGATTTTTTGCTACACAGGATCGTATGGTCACAGCAGAAGATTACAGTATCTATCCACTTACTGTTAGCAACAATATTAGAAAAATTAAAAGCGTAAATCGTATTCATAGCGGACATAGTCGCTTTAGAGACTTTAATGATCCGACTGCAACATATAGTGATGCAACTCAATATTTTGACGATGGTTATTTGTATACAGATGACGTGACTAGTCGTAAAGTTGTTAACTTGCCAACAAATTTAAACAGTGAAGCATTATATCAACAGCATTTGAGACCTTTACTAGATAACGCAGAAGTTAAAAACTTTTACTATACAAGACATTATTATGGTCCATTGGGTAACTATAACTTTACTAAAGAATATACAGACACTACTTCTTATATTACTTACGTAACTGCAGATAATACAGAAACAAATGTTTATCGTTGGAATCAAGTTACTAAAAGTCATAAAACTTGTACAGGCAATATTACACTAAACGGTGTTCCACAGCGTTTAGGTGAAATGGCACAACACCCGCTTCGTAAAGCAGAAATTAACGGATTAGTTGAATTTGTAACATTTCCATTCAAAGACGGATACATCAAAAGTATTAACATTTTAAATGGCGGCAGTGGTTATGTAGATGCTCCAGCAGTTAAAATTAAAGGTGTTGGAACTGAAGCAGTGTTAACTGCAGACGTTGCAAACGGTGCAGTTCATAGTGTTACTATTGAAAATAGTGGTATCAATTATAACGAAGCTACAAGTATCGAATTCGAAGCACAGTCGACAGGCGGAAGCGGTGCAGTTGCAGTAGTAGAAGTAGCAAATGCTGACAGTGTTTGGACAAGAGTAGTTAGTTTAAATAGCACTGGTCTTGGCATAGATGACGCTACTGGTATTCCAACTGGTGTTGACGAGCGTGGTCGTGGAGCAGTTGTATTAAACAAAATTGTACCAAGTGGTGCACGTATCAGACGTATTGTTCCAAGTTGGGAATCACAACTTACAGATAATATTAAAACCGAAGTGTTGACAAAACTAGAAAATAATAATAGTTTTGCACTAAGATATGATGCTGCTGGACAACAATGGTTAGTAGTTGATAGTGCAGATTTACCTGCAAGTGGAATTACAAATAACAGTGTAGCAAGTTGGAATAGATTTAACGAAGGTGATGCAAGTAACACAGGTGTCGATAATAGTTGGATTATTCGCATTAACTATCAAACAGATAAGTGGGAAATATTAACAAGAAAAACAAGACTTATATATGGCAGTGATCAAAAAGTTAAATTTGGTAATTTAAACTTTGCAGAAACGTTTAGTAGTGAAACACTAAAACCAAGCAGAGATAGTGTTACAGTATTGAGTATTAACACATCTAGCGGCACAGATCATACACCACTAAGCAAAGACTATAAGTTTAATGCTACAGGCTATTTTACATACAATGATGGATATACAGATCCGCATAAAATTAGAGTAGCACTAGCAGATCCAGATAACGACGGATTCCCAGATAACCCTGCAGCATATCACGATATTGCTACATCGCAAACTACTAAGTTAGGATATAGACGTGTTGACGGATTTCAGTATAAAGTATGGGATCCAAACGGTACAGAGATTGTACCTGGAAGAGCAAATCTTCACACAAAATATAATAGAATTGCAGACTTAGGACAAGTTATTGATCCAAGTATTACAAACATTATTGATACATTTGTATTATTAGAAAGCTATGATAATGATTTTAGAATTTGGGCAAAAAATGATGGCAGAGAATTTACAAAACCTAATCCGCCAACTGTGCATGAACTAAACGATTTATTTGCAAGATTAGATAGCAAAAAAACAATTAGTGACCAGGTTATTTACAGACCTGTCAAGTATAAAGTATTATTTGGAGACTTAGCAAGTGAAGAATTACAAGCAGGCTTTAATGTAACAAAAACAAGCAATTCTACACTTAGTGATACTGAAATTAAACAACAAGTAGTACGTTTAATAGAAAATTATTTCAATATTAATAACTGGGACTTTGGTGAAACTTTCTATTTCACTGAGCTAGCAGCATATATTCATAATAACATGGTTGGACAAGTAAGTCAAGTAACAATTGCTCCAGTTAGTGATTTCGAAGCCAGCTTATTTGAAATCAGATGCGACAGCGACGAGCTATTTGTTCCAATCTTAAATACTTCTAATATTACAATAACAAATGCATTTGTTGCAAACCCAACAAGTATTGCAGCTAACTCCGGAGTAAGCATCGTATGAGCAAGAATTACAGAGCAAATCCAATTGATGCCCCACTAATTACTAGACCTGGCGAAAGTACAGAATATGTTGGGACTCGTAACGTTACAGGATTGTTGCCTGAGATTTTCAGAACACAAGTAAACAAACGTTTCTTAGATAGTACACTAGAACAATTGATGAGTAGCGGTAGTTTACAAGCTATTAATCACTATGTAGGTGCAAAAACACACACAAGAAATATTGATGACTCATATGTTGAAGATGGAAGAACTAGTGATCCTTATCAGTTTGTTCCAGGTCTTGTAAACAAAGACACAAACGGATCTGTAACCAATGCTATTACATATGATGACCTACTTCATAATATGAATTTTAGTGGAGTACACTTAAATCAAAATAGTAGAGTGTTTGACGAAGAAGGCTATACATTAGACTTACCGATTAATTATGATATGTTTGTAAATTATCACAAGTACTTTTGGGTGTTGGATTCGGTTCCTGTTATTGACCTGATTCCAAATGCAAGTAATCCTATTACAATTGATGATATTATTGGAAAATTTGAATATACAACACCTGAACTCAGCAATGGTAAAACACTTACACTTGAAAATGGTATGCGTGTTCGATTTGAAAGTATCGATGTTGAACGTACACATCAAACAGTTGTAAACAATCAAATCTTTACTAGTCCGATTAGTAACCCATTGGAGTCAAATGTTTACTTAAACAATGTATTGCAAACAGAAGGTGTCGACTATACTAAAATTAGTGCAACTGAATATGAATTTACTACAGCACCTGCAGTAGGAGATGAAGTTGAAATACACTGCTTTTGGACTGTAAGTGGAACACATAAAAAAGAAGAAGTATATATTGTTGACGGTGTAGGTAAGCCAGAAGGTATTAGTTTTACAAAGCAATTTGTTCCTGTTGGCAACGTAGAAAATTACGGAACACGAGTATGGTTTAATCAAACAATTTACAGTGGAAGACAACCAACTAAGTTTGATCAAGACGGTGAAAGTTTTGAATTTAAACCTTTTGATTTACGTGAACTAAAAATGCAAGCACGTGAATATACAGTTGAAGAACGTACAAGTCAAGACCAAAGTGCATGGGCTCGCAGTAACTTATGGGTTAAACAAAACACAATCGAAAACATTTGTGATTTCTTAAATGAAGATCCTGCACTATACACAAAAGAAATATTCCGTGCAACAAGACCTATTATTGAATACAAAGCAAATATTAAAAAATATAATTACGGCACAAAACATTTAACATTTGTTGATTATATGTTTGATGAATTAGATCCTGCAAATGATATTGTTGGACAAACTTACTTTGATATTGCAAGGCATTTAGTTTCAAATGAGTGGGTTCATAAAGGATACAACAAAGGTGATTTAGTTAAAAGAACAATAAGTGGAGAAATAACTTATTGGGATTGTAAACAAACTCACGGAGAAGCATTTGATCCAACACAATACGAAAATCGTAAGTATTGGAATCAAATATATTCTAGAGTAATAGATGACGGTGAATTAGTACTGTTCACTAACTGTACAGATGTAAATTATAACAATAAAATATTCCGTGTGAGTGGACATGCATCAGGCAGTTTAGCTTTAACACTTGTATACGACTTAACTGATTATGAAGTAGGTCATAAAATAATGTGCGTTAACGGATATAATGCTGTATTTTATGATAGCTACAACGGATACATTTATAGTGGAAGCGAATGGTATTGGGATGGCACAACATGGGTGTACGGACAACAAAAAGAGCACACAAGTCAAGGTGCATTGTTCCAGTTATATGATACAGATTTAGTAGAACTACAAGATACAACAGTTTATCCAAATAGTACATTTAAAGGCGATAGAATTTTTGACTATGGAAAAGGTTCTGGGCGTGTTGATGAAAGTTTAGGCTTTGCTCCACGTTATGTCGACTATGGCAATACACCTGGGTTAAGTTTCGACTTAGAACTCGGAGCAAAACGCTACGAGTACAATGTTATTAAAGAAAATAATTCTTATCATCAAACATTCGACACAGGAAACGTAGAAGAAATCACAGGTTACTACTTCTATAAAATGTTAGATGCCGACAAATATTATAATGGTTGGAAATTATTGAGAAATGGACAACCTGTAAAACGTCACGCTAGTTTTGTAGCAACAGGTAATGTTGTTGTAGAATTAGGAACAACTGATATAAACACAGATAATAAATTTGTTGTTCATAAAGACAAAAACGGATTTAAATTTGCTACTACAAGCACAGAAAATTCTGTTACTAGACTACATAATGTTTCAGATGTTAATCCAGACTTGTTCATGAGCAAAGACAGAACATACTATATTCAATCTAACTTCAGTATAAACGATTTAGAGTTTACAGATTTCGAAGGTAATGCGCTTTCTAATGTTACTGTCACAAACGTAGATACATACAATACTACAATTCAAGTTGATACTGCATTTACACAATCAGTTATTAGATACCGTGAAGTAGGTAACACAAATAATACTGGATTGATTTGGATTAACAACAATACCAATCATAAAAATATCGAAGTGTTTGTTAATGGTAAAGAATCTACAAATTATACACTTGTAAACTCTAAACTAACTGTAACTGCAAATGATAAAGATACAGTAGACGTATACTGGCACAGTGATTCAGAACTGTCTGTTAATGCTGACGGCAACTTTTTACCAGCAGATACGCATTTATATAATGCAATGAATGACTGGGCAACAGAAGTTAGCTTTGGAGATTTACAAGAACATTTGCGTCGTGGAATGACAAGTATTCCTGGCTTCACTGGCGACTACTTTGGTAGCAACAACTATGTTGATTTGCCACATGCACATGACTTCGACGGAACAATAAGGAAACAACCTTATAGTACAGCACTACTAAATCAGTTAAGTGCAGACATTGATACTAATGTTTATAATAGTTTAAAGTATGCTGCCCGTAACTATAAAAAATTCAAAAAACAATTCTTACGTAAAGTAGAACAATTACATAAACAAACTGCAATTGAAACTCCTGTGCACGAAATTGTAGACAGTGCACTTGCAAGTATTAATTTAGGTAAAAGTGTAAACAGTCCGTATGCTAACAGTAATATGGCAATGTTTAAAGATTACGAAAGTATTGATTATCTTACAGTATCAGGCGAAACACTTGTATTTGATTTACCTCAAATTATTAATACATATCATGATGCTAAAAATCACATTCAAGCATGGGTTGAAGATGCTGATGGTTGGCACGGATTAGTTAAAGGTGTCGATTATATATTATCTGATAACAAAATTACTGTAACAAAAGTCATTACATATAAAACTAATAATACAGCTAATATACATGTTCGTTGGTATCCGCAAAATACTGTAAGTTATGTACCTCCTAGTGCAGTTAAACTAGGACTTATTAAAATGTATCAGCCTACAGTTGACACAAGTTATATCGAAGGACATGACGGAAGTATTGTCGAAAGATCAGGATCAAACTTAACAAATAGATCTAGTGTTGACTTCAGTATTACTGATGCTGCATTATGGGATTTAGAACTAAGAATTTATAACAACTTAAACGAAAATATTTCAACAGTAGTTGATTATAAAGAAATAATGCCAAATGCAAACAGACCTACTCCTTATAATTGGGACAACTTTATTGCAGCATTGGAACCAGACTTTAAACATTATTCAGTTACTGAAAATTTAACTACACTAACAGATTCTTCATTCGATTCTGCAGATGAGTTTACTTGGAATTATAGCAGTGTTGGTAACGGCATCGGCGGCTGGAAAGGAATTTACACATACTATTTCAATACAGTACGTCCTCATACACATCCTTGGGAAATGTTAGGTCATAATACAAAGCCAACTTGGTGGGATTCAAGATATAATTGGACAAATGCTGGGAGACGATCTGCATTAATTAGTGCCTTAAAAACAGGACACTATAATAATCCAGACGATGCTCCAAAATATAATAAAGCATATGCTTATACAGGATATGATTGGGATAATAATACACTAGTTACAGTAAGTGGCGAACTAAATGGCCCGGTAACAGCAGGTATTGTAACAGCACCTGGTACAGTGGAACGTGCTGCTGACTTTACATTTGGCGATATGGGTAATGTAGAATTTGAATGGGTTAAAACAAGCGAATTTAAAATTTTACAAATACTTGCACTATTAAGACTGCGTCCACTGTGGGTTACAAATACATATTATGATAGCACCAATAGAAGTGTTATTAGTAATGTAAATATTCCAGACGACATTGTTATTGATAGCGACTTACGTGGACTTGGTAATTATAAAAATAAAATTATTTCAAACATAAATTATAGCGATAGTATTATTGAAAGAATACTTGTAAAATCAAGTTCTGATGTAACAACTGTACCATCAATTAATATTTTTGGAAACTATGGCTCAGAAGGCGAAGCACGAGCAATTGTAGAAAACAATCGTGTAGTTGGCATTACAGTTACTAATCCTGGTAAAGACTATCAAAGTAAGCCAGGTCTTGTATTTGACGAAGGAACTATTACTACAGAAGTATTTTTACGTCAAGGAGCTAAACGTTATAAAACTGGACTTAACAATGCTATCGTGGACTTTGCAGAATATAATAACACTAGTGCAAACACACTTGCTGACAGATTTACAAGAGCAGCAATGCAGCCAATTATCAAAGCAGGTGGGTTTGTTAATCCTAATAGACAAAGTGTTGTACTAGAAAGTAGTCAAGACAAAGGTAAAGTAACAGTGCCTGAAGAAAATATTCAAACACTACTTTACTTAAATCAACCTAATAAAGAAACATTTATGGGGGCACTACAGTTTACAAAACTTGAAGTTGGATTCAGAGTTTCAGGCATCGACAGAAATACATTGTATGCAAATTATTTTAAACCTTCAGAAAACAGTAGAGAAATTTATGTAAACTTAGCAAATACGTCTCTTGTTAGATATGCTAAGTTTTCTAATACACCTAGCAGAATATATTATGGTACTACATTTAATTCTTTACAAGATGCATACAGTTTCCTATTAGGCCATGGCGAATACTTAAAATCTGAAGGTTGGATTACAAATTGGAAAACAACAGCAGACTTATTTGCTCGCTGGAGTGAAACAGCAGAAGTCGGTAAAACATATGTTTGTATTCCAGATACACAGAAGTTTGAAATTAGTGACGGAACAAGAGGATACTACGACACTGTTATAAATCGTTATGACGGAATTAATAACTTAATAGATGAAACAGGTAGTGCTGTACCTGCTAACAAAATTGTAGTTAGTAGACCTATTAACTCTTCTGAAGATCCTATTACAACAGTTGAAACAAAATCAGATGATACAAATATACTTGGACTTCGTTTGTATCGTGTTGAACTAGAACATATACTTGTTGTTGATAACGAAACAGATTTTGACGATGTTATCTACAAACCAGAAATAGGTCAAAGACATTTGCGTGTTATTTGGAAAGGTGCACGTACAAAAGACTGGAACGGTAAACTTTATACACCAGGATATCTTGTAAACAATAATACAATTATTGATAACTTTGATACAACTGCAAATAGTACACTAGATTACTTTAACGAATCTAGTGCAGGTGTTAATAATATACAAATGACAGACACTGCTAGATTTAACATTGGTTATAATAAACCGCAGTGGAGTGAATATTTAAATTTAGATAACGATACTGTGTTCAACTTTACCAAAAGTACAAGAAAATACAGAGGTACTAAGTTTGGACTTAATGCATTTATGAGAAATACAAGTATGCTCGGCGGGCAAGCTGATGCAAACTTATATGAAATGTGGGCATTACGTACAGCAGACTTTGGTGATATCAGAAGTAGAGATACTGTAGAGTTTGAACTTAATACAGACATTTTATCAACTAGTCCGCAAGTTGTGCAATTTCATGCAGATGATGTCAGTGATATTATTACAGAAGATATTATTAATATAGATCCTACAAGTAACTTACTAGTAAATGGTTCTACAGAAAATGTATTCAGAACTAGAGCTGCGAAAAAATATAATACACAATCTTTAGCAGACATGGATCAGTTTGAAAATGACTTTGTCACTGCAGGTTTACCGTTATTAACAGAAACAGACTATAGAGTAATAAACAAAGAAGACTTTACAGCATTTCCTGTAGAAAACAAAACTGCATATGACTTTAGCGGAGACTGGCAAGAAGTTGATGCATGGAATAATCGTGTAGCTTATAAATTCAACGACAAAGTTATACAAGAAGGTTATGTTTGGAGAATGCGTGACCCAGATGGTTCAAGTGGATTACAAAGACCAAACGATCCAATTGAAGTTATTGGTAGAAACTCACTGCCTATTATTCCAAGTGACGGACAAACTATTTCAATTGACGGAACAGTAGTTACGATTCAGCGAACAAGCGAAAGTACAACACTTAATACCATTGAATTAACAGGAACAGAAAATTTAAATACATCTGGAGTCCCGCACGGGTCTACGCTAATACTAGGTCAAAGTAGTAGTGTTAATCAAACACTTGTGTTTGATAACGAAGTTTCGAATATTGTATTCCAAGATGTAACTAAAACAGGAACAGTAGTTAATCCAACGATCACCGGTGGACCGACTAGTAGCAAAGAATTAATTATCGACGGTGTAACAATTTCATTTGACGACACTGAAAGTTCAGTTACTAACGTAACAATACAACAAGGATTTACGCAAGCATTTAATTCAACGTTTGTAACAAATACAAGTCAAATATCTACACTTGTTGGTGCCAGAATATCTGCAATCGAAACACTAAGACAAGCATTTATTAATACAAGTGGATTAAGTTCTTGGGATTCTTTCTTAGCATCATATTTTTCAAATGCATCCGGATTAAATTTTGGAGTGCTACAAACATTCTATGGCGGATCGTTTGATAGTGAATTAGATGCATTAGCAAATAATGATATGGAACTAGTAAATTCTATTACTAATAACTCTTATACAGATCCTTTTACAATATTAGCATCAGACATAACAGCAACTAAAAATGAATTAGATTCTGCACCATATATTACTAATATCAGAAACTTTGCAGTAAACAATTCTTCTAGTACATTTGCTGCAAGTGAAGTAATTGCAACAGAAACTGGTACTAGTGGAAAAGTTTATAACTTAACAGAAATTATACAAAAAATTAATAATGCTAGTATTCCGAATGTTACAGCTGGACAAACTACAGGTGGCAATCTGATAGTAACAAAAACTACAAATGATACATCACAACCGTTTAGTTTGACTATTAGTGCAGCAAGTGCAAATAGTGATGTAGGTTTTGCAACAGCAAACCAAACTATTAACAGTAGTGGAATTACAGTTATTGATACACCGGATTTAACACTGTCGAAAGTAGTTAATCAAATTAATGCTGCAAACATTCCTAACATTAGTGCAGTTGGTTTAGCATCGGGTCAATTACAAATACTTTGTAGTGCATCTACATTATTTGTAGGACCAGGTAATGCAAATACATTTGTAGGTATCACCGAAGGCGTAATACCTGCTACAGTAACAGTTATCAGTGTAGACCGTACCAGTGATTTAACAGATACAATTAGTTCTATAAACAATGCTAGCTTGCCTGGAATTACAGCAAGTAATAGTAATAATAGACTTAGAATTGTTAGTACAAACGAAACAATGACAATTGGAGAAGGTACA